GACCTCCCACCAGCCTTACGTGCGAATGTTGATTATGTCTTCATCCTCAGGGAAAACATTATTCAGAATAGGGAAAAATTGTATAAGTCTTTTTTTGGTATCTTCCCATCCTTTGATATGTTTTGTAAGGTCATGGACGCATGTACAGAAAATTACGAGTGTCTCGTGTTAGACAATACAGTCAAGTCTAACAAGATACAGGATTGTGTGTTTTGGTACAAGGCGACAGTGCGAAAGAACTTTAGAGTTGGTGGCCCGGATCTATGGAAACTTCACAAGAAGATGTATAACCCTAAACATTCTCAACAGAAAGAGGAAGACGCCAAGAAGGCAACAAAAAAGACAAATCTGAAAATCACAAAGACGCGTTGAGTGTTGAATTGAAAAACATGTAGCTATATTAAATGGCTTCAGAACACGTGAATACCATGAATTTGGCGGATGATGGTGATGGAATGGTTCCCATTCAAGACAATCCATCCACGTCTTTTGCACATGAAAAAAATATACATCAAAGTAAAGAGACGACGATGGATTCTACCCCCATCAATGACATCATGATGGAGCCCCCCATGATGACCGACGAACCCAGGATGCAAGGTGTGATGCCACAAATGACGGCTCCTCAGCCTCAAGCGGCGTACCCCAACCCTCAGCAGGGTGGCTCCCAACCAGAGAAGAAGAACCCTCTCAACCTAACCGATGAACAGCTCACCGCTATCGTCGTCGCAGCCTGTACCGCCGCTGCTATTAGCAAACCTATTCAAGATCGCCTCGCGACCTCTGTTCCCAGGTTCCTTAACGAACAGGGGAGCAGAAGTATGGTTGGCCTTGCTTCAACTGGTGTTGTCGCGGCTATTATCTTTTATTTCGTCAAGGATTACATCGTTAAGCCTTGAGTTTCCCACCCCATGTTACTGTAAATAGAAGTATCAATACCAATACCATAAGTTATGAACGCTCCAGCGGCGAATGCCCCCATGAGCAAGAAACTCGACTTAAGTTTCTTGCTTTTGTCCGAACTAGGTTCCTCGATACCATCCTTTGTAGATTTAACGAATCTGTTGAATATGTAAGTAATGAGTAACGCGATAACTGTAGTAGAAAGGAAAAATACACGATCTACAGCAAGTCGTGGGATATTACCAACCACTAATCGTAAAAGGTTTGGTAATACAAGGGTCATCCATATGAGATTGAAGTTGTAATTTGTTGAAAATTGAGTTACCATGGTTGCACCGTATAACACAATCCAATAAAACACGGTTAAGAATAGTACACTCAAAGGTGTTTTCATTTATATAAATATAGATTATTTATCCTGGACATGCTCACCACAAAAAGTAGTCCTAATTGGTATTTTTTCATATATACCTAATTGTACACAAATGTCTCGAAGTTCTATATAATTATCCCAAAATTCTTTCGAGTGATTATACTCGCGTACTGTACAATGCGCCAGTTCGTGTATCAGGACATGAAAAATCTGGTTAACTGTACCATCGAGACATACACCAATTTCACCACCTTTATTCGTATTAAATCCAACTGTATTGTGCATGTACGTGAAACCGGTAATTGGAATACATCGCTTTAATTTGTGAAACTTTTCATGATTTGTCTCACGTAAATGTTCTCTGAGGATATTATATTTCTCTTTGACTTCGAGTAATCGTTGAGGTTCTCGAGTCTGATAGAGAATCCATATATTTATGAGAACGAGGAATAGTATCATCTGTTATAGACAAAGATAAATTTGCTATACAACTCTGAGATTGGGTTTCCTGTGAGATTTTCCCATTTCTCCATTCTAAAACCAAAGTCTTCTAGTTGTGTTACTAGGTGATCTTTATATGCTACGGGTTCTGGTTTAGGTCCCTGTGCGTAATACGGTGTGTCTGATAAATGTACCCACAATTTTTCACCAAACCCCCCATTTCCGTGGTCCTTCATTTTAAAGAAATTTCCCATATCATCAACTAAAGGTGTATTGAAAATAATCTTCTCTGAATCTGGGATGATACCGATGAGTCGTCCACCCGATTTCATACGTTTCTTAATTTCCCTGAGAGAACTCATAAAAAGACCCTTTGATGCAAAAATATAATGCAAAGAAAAGTTGAAACAAATGATATCGTAGGTTCTAAGTGGACATTTATGAATGTCTCCCTCATAAAAATTCACTCGCATGTTCATACTTTTCGCGCGTGAACGAGCCTCTTCTAATGCAGATGGGTCGGGGTCACACATGTTTATGTTGACGCCACATTTGTTCCATTTTTGAAGATCACCACCGAAACCACAACCAACATCGAGAATGTGTTGTCCTTCTCGTGCAACAGATTGTATCAATAACCTCTTGGTTTCATTGTGATTTTTTCGAATCTCTTCCATATTGAAGCATGATTTCGTCTTTTTAATCTACTTACTTAGGTTTAAAGATTCCTCACGTAAAAATTGTAATGGAGTATATCATAGGAGATTGTCTGGAAAAACTCTCTCTCGTGAAAGATGAATCAGTCGCAATGATTTATCTCGATCCACCATTTGATAGTGGTCGTGACTATACGATGTCTCATGAAAACTCCACAGGATTCTCAGATACATGGAAAGGTGATGACTATAAAGATTTTATTGAAAAGGTTATCGATCGATGTATTCCAAAACTGAAGAAGGATGGATCCCTTTTTTTTCATATATCAGCTGAAAAAATGTTCACACCGGAACAAATTCTTAGAGAAAAGTTTAAGTATGTGCAACCAATTTTTTGGAAAAAGTGTCGATCTAAAAATAATGTGAAACATAAACTCGGAGCTACAATTGATATCATATTCAGATGTAATAGATTGAAAAATCCGAAGTTCAATCTTACGTATCAATCTAGGGATGAGATGTATCTGAAAAAATCATTTACTAATAAGGATGAGAGGGGTAATTACGCTCTAGGACATATCGTCACAGAAAATACAAAGAAAGGGTATATGTATACATTTCAATTCAATGATCGAGTGTACACACCATCATCTGGGTGGAGAATCAAACAAGAGGAACTCGAACGTCTTAGGGATGAAAATCGAATACACATACCCAAAACGAAAAATTCTAAATTGTATAAGAAAATATTTCTTCATGAGACTGAAGGAAAACCATGTACGGATTTATGGGATGATATTCATTCAATCAGTCAAGGTTCTGAATTACGAACGTATCCAACAGCCAAGCCAATTAAACTCCTCGAACGAATCATTTCAATTTCTACAGATGAAGGGGATATAGTACTTGATCCTATGTGTGGATCGGGGACAACTGGGAAAGCTGCGAAAAATTTAAAACGGTCTTGTATTCTTATTGATAAAAATGATAATACTGCTATAATTAGTACACGCACACAATAGATTTCGTCAGTTGCTTGAGAAGCTTACGGGGTTGATCTTGTTGAATCTTTACACATATTGTCGACCCTCGTCCAAGGAGTGCTTTAATTCCATTATTTAAGCAAATACGTATGCGAAGATTGGGTGTTCCCTCAATCTTTCCACTTGCGTACTTGTTATTGACGATACATTTACCTGGGTTTTTCCACAGTTCGAGTAGCTCATCCCTGTGAAATAAGGTCATCTCACGTTTTTTTCGGAAATTAACCAGTATCCATTCTGAATCGTGCCCATCGAGAACACGATTGAGCATCACATTGGGGTCAATGGTCTTACAAATGATGTGGAACAGCTCTTTGTATGTATTCCGTACCCACTGTTCATCCTCTGGAAATTTCTTGTAAAACTTAATAATCGATTGGTGAATCTCGTTGAAATCTTTGTCGGTAAACGACATGTTTTTCCAGTCAAATGAACCACTTTCAGATTCTTTGTTCTTCATGGAAACCTTTACACCAGTTTCTTCGCATATTGCATCAGGGTTCATGGATGTACCCCCCTTGTGAACCAAGTGGCCCAACTTTTCACGGATTGGTGCGAGCTTTGGGTTGTTATTGATCATGTAGATCGTACTAAGCTCATTGGCGATGCCGTCATGATGATTTCTACCATCGTTGGGGTACATGTTTATTGCTTACTTTTCACATTTCAGTCGTACACTTAGGGCTTAAAGTTTAGCGGCATTACATAAATATAATGTCTTTGGAAACTGATTATACCACCGTACCTGGACAAATCTTTGCATGCCTCTCCGTCATCGGTCCTGAAGCACCCCAAAAGAATGATAAGTTTGGTATCAAGATTCGTGGCGCATTCTCAACCCGGGATGAGGCGGCTAATCACGCCAAACGTCTCCAAAAAGAGGATCCTACGTTCGATATTTACGTCGTAGATATGTACAAATGGCTACTCATTCCACCCGATTCCTCAAAAATCGAAGATGTACACTACACTAATGAGAAACTCGAGGAAATCATGTCTGGTTACAAGGAAAATCAAGCCCAAGCTGCGCGTATGTTCCAGGAACGTAAGCAGGGGATGGCGGAAACCAAATCCCAGTACGTACCTGGTGATGAGAACTCCATGTTCTATACAAAATCGGACGAAGCCCCAGTATCACATCCTGCAGAGGTTCTCGAGCGTCTGAAAAAGGAAAAGCCTGATACCCCCATGGAAGAACTCGTGAAGGAAGCAGACGCCATTGTTGCTCTTGAATTGGAAGAGCGTCGGAAGCAGCGTGAGGTTGACGATAAACTTGCAGATGTGAAGGAGGAGGCTTAATTTCATAAAAAATATCCATATACAATAAACAAAAATGATCAAGGTACTTGTTACAATTATTTTGGTCAGTGCTTTCTTTATTTTGTTTTTTAATCCAACATTTGACTTAAAAAACAAAACGGAACCCGAAGTCAGTACAACTGCTGGCTTCATCGAAGATACATATAGAGGTCCATTTATAAACCGTTTCATACCCCCAAAATACGGGGATATAGGGACCTTCACAGCATACTCGAGTATACCTGATGATCACTGGTTGTATGGTTTTCCACATGAGAGTGGTAAAATAAAAATCCCTGTTGAAACGGATGAAGAAAAATTAAAGAGACGTTTAGAGGAGATTAAGAATACCTGAGGATCACCGGTTGCATGGTTTTTCCCATAAAAAAGCCCAATAGGAATACAGCGAATGCGATAATCCAGGTAGATTTATCAATCTTGGAAAATATATCATTTTCTTGGGACTGAGGTGGTGGAGGTTGATAGTCCATATAATAGGGCATATGGGACTCT